CCCATCGCCACACGACGGGCATACGGGCCGCTGGCTCGCGGGCTCGTCGACGTCGGCCCATAGGTCCAGTTGCTCGCCGAGGTCAACCAACACGGGGCGCGGCGAGCTCGGCGCGCTGGGCGTCAGTGAGGCGGTCGGCGAACATCGGCGAGATATCCACCGCGATCCGTCGCCGGCCACATGGCCAACACACCGTCACCACGTCGGGCCCGAGCTCGAGCGTCGAGGGCGCCACCCATATCGGTTGGCAGCAGTCCGTGCACGGTTCGCGGCGTGAGCCCGCGATGTGGTCGACCTCGGGATCGCCGACCTTGCACATAACGACGGTCGTCACGTTCTGAGCACCGCGTCGATCGCCGTAATCAATTCGGCGAATTCCTCGAAGTCGGACAGTTCTTTGCGGAGTCGTTCCATGCCGACAAGCAGACGCATCCGTCGTTGGTCGCGCAGGTTCTCGACGGTCACAACGTCCTCGGTTCGCAGGTAGGTCCCGTTATCGGTGCGCGTGAACCGGTCGACCTTGATAACTCGGCCGTCCGCGGTCGGCCGGCGGATTTTGAACCCGCGGATGACCTGGCCTGCCTGCTGGAGTCGGTACTTGTGGGCGGCGTCGGTGTCGTCCCAAGTGAAGCGGTCGTGCAGCGGATGCTCCGGTGGTTCGGCCGCTTCCAACACGATGACCGCTGTCAGGTGGCCATGGTGGTCGTAGAGCTCTTGGATTGCTTCTCGTTCGTCGGCGTTGCCGCCCTCGATCGTGTAATCAGCCATGTCGTTGCCTTTCTGTTCGCCCGTTCGGTATCTCCGATCGGGCAGCACTCACATCTGCCGTGTCATGTGATGCCTGCCATGCCTCGCCTTACCGGGGCCGAGCCACGCCCAGCCATGCCGGGCCGTGCCGCGGCCAGCCTCGGCTGCCTTGCCGGGCCTCGGCTGCCTTGCCGCGCCGCGCCGCGCCGCGCCGCGCCTCGCCCGGCCTTGCCGCGCCTCGCCTCGGCTGCCTTGCCGCGCCTCGCCCCGCGGTGCCGCGCCGGGCCTCGCCCAGCCTCGCCTCGCCGGGGCTGCCTTGCCGCGCCTCGCCCCGCCTCGCCCCGCGGTGCCTCGACAGGCCACGCGAGGCCTCGCCGGGGCTGCCGGGATCAGGCAACGTCGGCCTGGTCGCCGATGGCGAATCTTCCATAGATGCCGGTGAGTCCTTTCGGGCAGGACGGGCGCCATTCACCAACGCCCCCGAACCCGCCGGCCTCGATCATCGCGACGACGGATTCGGGGGTGATCTGATTACCAGGGAACTGCACCGTGAGAGTGGCCGACCAGTTGTCGTATTGCGGTCGGTAACGGAGATCGGCGGTCCCCTGGCCGACGCGGACGCAGTCCTCGCGCATCGAGCGTTGACCCTCGATCGGCACCAACAGGTCCGGGCCGGTGGTGCCCGTCACGCCTTCGACGTAGATCAGCTGCTTAAGCAGGGTCATGGTGACGGACTTGTCGAAGAACCTCGCGGCGCCGACGATCGCCGCTTTGAACGCCACGGCAGGGATGCCGTCGCGGTTGTCGTCGACGATGTAGCGGGCGGCGTTGTATTCGGCCGCGGGGTCTTTGGGTTGTTTCTTCGGCTTGGCCTTGCCCTGCTGGGTGTCGAGCATGATCCGCTTGGCCTTCTCGGACCAACGATGCGCGATGTAGGGCGAGATACCCCGGATCGGGACTTCCAGCGTGATGAGGTGCAGCGGTGACACATGGATCAGCGGGACGTTCTCGACGTCCCCCGCGTGCACTTCGGCCAGGATTTCGTTGCCGTTCGTGATGGTCATGGTGTCCCCTTGGGGTTGGTGGTCATGGGCTCGAGCTCGGCCGTCGTTTGAGGGTGTCGCGTGATTCGCTGATGGTTCTGGCGACGAGCTCGTCGTCGGTGGAGATGGCGGAGAGGTCGAGTTGGAGGTCGGCGGGGTCGAGCTCGTTGGTGTCGATGTCGGCGTCTGTCACGCCGCGCGTCACCAAAGGTCGGGTCGGGTCGCGCGGACTCACACCAAAACCACCACCGACTGTCTCGGCGTCTGTCACGTCGTCGGTCTCGGCGCCTGTCACACCGTTACGCGCGGCGTTACGGGCGCGGCGTTGGCGACGGGCGCCGGCCTCGCGCTGGGATTCGAGCTCGGCGTGTGTGGGGTTGAGCTCGTCCCATTCGTGGAACTGCCAGCCGCCGGCGACCTTGGTCCACAACCCCACGTCGACGAGCGCGACCGCGTCACGTCGACCAGTCGGGAACGAGGCCACAAACCACTCGGGGACGAACCCGTCGGCCTCGACCGACGCGGAGTGAGAGCCGGCCATCACCCACAACCCCATGGCGCGGAGGCCGGCGGCGCGCGCCTTGTCGTGGATGCACAGGCGGTCGTCGACCTTGAACCACGTCACGAGCTCGCGTCCTCGGCGATGGCCACCTGGGCGTCGAGCAGACGGTTAACACACGCGACGTCGCGCACCCCGTGCCGCGTCAGCTGACTCACGCGCCACCGCTCGAACCGCGGTTCGAGCTCGACGTCATAGGCGCGCCATCGCCAATGGCCGGGCGCGACCTCGCGCAACGTCACGTCCTCGCGGATGAGGTGGCGTCGGGGTCGAGGGTGTCGTGGTTCTTGACCCATGCGGCGAGTCCTTCCACGAGCTCGGCCGAGGCCGAGAGGATTGAGTCGAGGGCGCCGGCCGGCGCGGGCTCACCGAGCCGGCCGGCGAGGTCGTGGACCTCGGTCCACACCTGGCGGGACGAGAGGCCACGGGCCTTGAGGTCACGTCGGAACGCGGCGGGGTTTGGCCACGGGGGCGCGGGCGGCTTGGACGACACGGACTGGCTAGAGGTGTCACCTCCCGCGCCCCCATGGTCGGCCTCTGTGGTGTTCTCCTGGGCTGGGCCGGCGTCGGCGGCGTACTCCTGCCGCGCCACCTCGACGGCGGCCTCGATGGCCTCGACCGCCACCGCCGCGGGGATGTCGTCACCCACGAGGCCGGCGCGGGCCCACGCGATCGCGGCGAGCTCGGTAGCGCGGGCCTCGTCCCCGCCGGTGACCTGGGCGGCGACCTCGACCACCATTCCCCGCTTGACGGCGCCGGCCGGCCACGTCGCGGCCTCCCCGAGCTCGGCGCGATCGCGGTCAGGGTCGCGCTCACCGTCGGCGACACAGAACGAGGTCACGAGCATTTGCTTTTCTGCCGCGGTGACGGCCTTGTTCGCGGCCTTGTCCGATGAGTCGACCCCCACCCCCAACGTCTCAACGGTGACGTAATCCCCGGCGGGCCCGTAGATGTGCCAGCGGGCAACGAGCCTCACGCGCTGCCAGACCTTCCCGCGGTCCCCCACGGGGACCGTATCGGCCTCGACGTGGCCGAGGTGGTCGAGGACGTAATGCACCCCGTGAGCGGCCAGCAGAGGACGAACGGCGGCCTTGGTGGCCTCGATGGTGCGGATGGCGTAGCCGAGGGCGTCGGATTCCTCTTTCCCGACGGGCGCCATGTCCCCGATGACCGCGGTGATGGCCTCGTGAACCGTGGCGGCCGCCGGGAGGGCGGCCGAGCTCATGGGGAACGCGTGAGCGTCGAGGACATGGGCGCGGCACCGCGTGGCGGTGGCGGTGCGGCGCGGTGCCGCGCCCCGAATTGGGCCCCCTCGGCCTTGGCCTCAAGCGAATCGAGGGCGTCGATGAGCGCGGCCCGGTTGTCCCAATCGGCGCAGAGGAACACGCGCCAGAGCGGCCCGATGACCTCGGGGTCGACCTCGTGGTACTTGGCCCGAAACTCCCGCGGCGTCACGGCTCGGCCCGATGCTCGTACAGCCACGTCGACCACGAGGCCTCGTCGGTGTCGCGCCACCGCAGCCGGCGGCCCGCGGTCCGGCCTCGGCGTTGCCCGACGCGTTCACCCACCGAGTAGGCGACCCACAGGACGAACATCGTGGCGAGGCCGGCGGCGAGCGACGCGGCGAGCGCGTTCATCGTTCCGCGCCGATCGGTTCGGGGTCGAGGTCGACCATGGCCAGGAGCTCGACGGTGAGGCCGGTGAAGTTCAGGACGTCGGCGAGGGGGACGAGGCCCCGCGGGCGGGCGTTGGGGAACCTGATCCGCTCGTCGTCGGGTGGCCAGCCGTCCTCGGCGACGTGCTTGTGGTCCTCCCAGATCCATCCGCGGATCGTCTCGGCCGCGTAGCCGCCGGCCAGTTGACCCACTTCGGTCAGGCTGTAGAACGGCTTGATGCCGATTTTCGACACGGTGCCACCCCCCTTTGGGCTTCGGGGTCAAACAGACGGGGCCAACAATTCCCCCCGTGGTCGACGCGTCTGTCAACAGGTCTCACCACATCATGGTGGGCACCAACTGTCAACGGTTCTGGTGTAGACCGTTGCACTATGTTGGGGCATGGTGACTATCGTGGACAGATTCCCGGCGGGATGCAGCGGTTCGGTAATTTGGGACGGGACATGCCGTCACCCCTTCCCCGCAAACAGATCGCCGTGTCGTCGGAGCTTCACGAGCGCCTGGCGGCCGAGGCACACCGTCGCTACCTGGGGATCGCCGGTCTGGCCGAGCGCCTGATCTCCGAGGGCCTCGACCGACTGGAAGGCCTGCCGTGGGACTCCGAGCTCCCTCGTCAGGACTGATCGAGGACGCGTCCGATGTGGTCGGCGGCGGCCGCGTCGGCGCCGGGGCGGAGGTAGTTGTAATGCTCAAGGCTGACTTCGACCGAGTGCCCTTGGCGGTGTGAGATCGCGGCCACGTCGAGGCCGGCGTGGTGCAACTCGGCCTCGTTCGACGAGCGGAGGTCGTGCAGCTGCAACTCGGGGAGGCCGGCCTGGGCGCGCACTTTCTGCCACCAGTTGCGGATCGAGGCCGGGCTGATGAACGACTGTCCCCAGTCGAGGGACACCACGTAGGCGTTGGGGAACGGCGAGAGGCCCACCTCGGCCAACTGCTCGGCCACTTCGATCTGACGGGCCCGGATGACGTCGACGGTGCCGGGGTCCACCGCGATCTGTCGGGGCCGCCCGTTCTTCGTGCGCGGTTTCACGACCCACTCATTGGGGGCGTCGTCGTGGTGTTCGATCACGACATGGCGATTGATGACGAGCACCGGGCGGCCGCGGCCGTCGGTGGTGAGGTCGTCGGTGCGGAGCCCGCACACCTCACCGATGCGGAGGCCCGTGGCGATCGCGATGCGAATCACCAGCGGCATGATGGAGCGGCCGTCGCCCGAGATCGCCACCTCGTTGGTGGCGTCGACGAGCGCGGGGTACAACACGGCGGGCACCGGCGGTTCGTAGTCGCGGGCCGGGCGTCCCGACGGGCGGCGCATCCTCACAGTGGGGTCGCGGCCGATCACGTCGAGCGTGTCGACGGCGAAGTGGATCACGGTGCGGAGGTACTTGAGGCGGCTGGCGATGGATGAGTCAGACCGGGCCCGGTCGCCGCGCATCGGCTCGTCCGCGAAGCGCTGCAGGTAGGCGTGGACGTGGTCGGCGCGCACCTCACCGATGGCCATGAGCCCGAACCCGTCCGCGATGGCGTGGCGGCGGGCGGCCTTGTGGGTGGTGAGGTGACTGCTCGACCAACTCGGCCCGGCGGAGCGGATGAGCGCGGCCCACACGTCGGCCACCGTCATCGACGACGTGGCCACCGTCCTGGTGATCGCGGCCTCGATGTCGTCGCGGCGGGCCCGCTCCCACTCCGCCGCGACGCGCTTGATGGTCCGCGACGTGGCCTCGATGGTCCCCGACGGCTGGTGACGGCGGCCCGTCGAGTCGGTGATCGAGGCGCGGACGCGCCACCGGCCGGGGTCCAACTTGGTGATGTGCATGGCGTTCAGCGTGACACAACGGTTGCACCAAGTGTGCAATAAGTGTGCAACGCGCTCTCAGATTGCACACCGCCCCCCAACACCAAATCCTGAAACCCCTGTGCCGCAAGGGTTTCGGTGGTCGGGCTGGCCGGATTTGAACCGACGACCTTCTGACCCCCAGTGGCCACCGAGAGCGTTTATCGGTGTTGCCTGCCGGTGAGAACCGCTGGAAACACTCGATTTCCACCGACCACCAACGGCGCCCATGACGGGCCAATAGACACGGAGTGTGCAAAAAGTGTGCAACCGAGTGTGCAATTGCACACCCCCACCGGGGGGGCCGACCGTGACCGATGCTGGGGACACCCACGGCCGGCCCCCACCGATCTAGGCGGGCATCCAGCCCACGGCCGGCGCCCCCTCGACGTCGGCGGCGAGCCGGCGACACATGAGGACGCGCTGGGCGCCCACCATGGCGACGGCGAACGGTTCCCACCCATCGGGCAACCGCAACGGGACGTCGGTGGCGGCCTCCTGGGGGTCGGCGTTGAGGACGTAATCCCACACCTCCCACGCGGACGGTTGTGCAAGATCAGACATAGCTTCAATCCTTTCGGTGGCCGATGTAGGCGCCCAACAGGGCGACGATCCCACCGACGATGGCGGTGAGGACCTGGGTGGTGTTCTCCCCGAGCGTCGGGGTCGGCGACTTGCCGTCGATGATGTTGAGCATGACGGCCACGAACGCACCGACCACCGAGAGGGCGAGCGCGATGGCCAGCACGAGCGCGATGACATCGCGGGGGCGCCACGTCACTCGGCGGGGAGGTTGTCCCCCTCACCCACCGCGACAATGTGTTGGCGGATGAGCTCGTTGTAGATGTTGCGCCGCGCGTCGGCCGAGGTCTCGGCGGTGATGACGAGCGCGGGAACGTTCGGCGACGCGTTCTTGGCCGCGCCGTAATCGGCGAGGTCGTCGAACGTGAGGAGGACGTTGCCCATGAGGGCGCACAATGCAACCCCGTCAATGGCGATGAGCATGGTGTAGGCCTTTCCGTTGGGTGTGTCGGGTTGGGGCGCGCCACCACCGAGGTAGAACGCGATGCGAGCTCGGAGGTCGTCACCGTTGACGTCATGAGTGTCGATCTTGCGCGTGGTCCACTCTTGGTGGCGACACACCATGTCGGCGGAGGCCTTGCCGCGAACGAGCGCGGCGTGGGCCTGGGCCGCGGCCTCGAATTGGTCGGGCCGCCACGGCTCGGCCGAGGTCCCCACGTTCTCGCGCTCGATGCCGTAGACCGATGAGTTACCCGAGAGGCCGCGCCACCCACCGTCGCCGGCGTGGTTCGCTCGGCCCGCGGCCACGACGTACATGGTGTTATCGCGGGCTTGGAGCACGTTGCACAACGGGCCCGCGAGGTCGGGCCGGCCATTGATGCAAATGTCGAGGCTTGGAGCGTTGCCGGTCGCGGCGCCGGCGGTGTGATGGTCGACCGACCCCCGCGGGTTGAAGTCGGAGGACCCCCGCGACTGCCACCCATCGCACTCGATGACGCGCAACCCCGCGTCGCGGAGGCGTTGTGCAATCCCCGTGTCACGACCCATGGCCACCACCTCCGAACAACGCGCGCCACTCACGAGCTCGGGCCTCGATGGCCTCGTTCGTGTCATAGCGGACGGATGCGAACAGGACTTCCCACATCACCCAATCGTCGGGGAGCGGGTCATCGACCTGGGCGGCGAGGTCACAAAAGTCGAGGTGGTCGGGGTCGTCGGTGAGCATGGTTGGGCCTCGATGTCAGACGGCGTAGAGGAGTTGACCCGAAAACCGGACGTTCGACACCGTGCGGCCTGGGGTCTGGTGAAAGACCATGAATTGAAGGGCGTCCCCCGCGGCGAGCTTTTGCACCGTCGCGAATTGCATTTGGAGACTGTTCGCGGCGACCGACGGGACCCAACTACCCACCGAGGTCGGGGTGTTCTCCCCCGTGCCGTTGATCGTGAGGCCGATGATGCGGATGACCCCACCGCTCGGGTCGGTGTCCACCGAGGCCGAACCGGTGATGAGGTAGAAACCGCCGGCGCCGGCGGGGACGGTGCAACGCGAGATACTCCCCGACCGCCACCCCCCCACATCACGGATTTCGTCCGCGTCGGTCCAAGTCCATGCTTGCCATGTGCTCGGCGTGATCGCGACCCCGGCGGGGTGCAAGAGGTGGAACCCCGGCGGCGAACCGAGGGCGTCGGCCGAGCCGAGGCCGAGCGCGACGCGGGTGATGGTCGCGGTGTTGAGGTTGGCGACCGCGGCGGGGACCAACACCGTCGCGACGGCGTAGGCATTGGTTGGCGTGGTCGGGGTGACGGGGTTGGACGCGGCCGCGGTGCCGGCGATGGCCTGAAAAATGAAATCGTTGTTTGACCCTGAGTCGAGCGCGCCGTCACGCACCTGGGCAACGATGAGGTCAACGCGGGTTTGGCCCGACGGTGGCGCGGCGGTGAGCGTCAACACTTCGGCTTGGTCCCACCAACAGAGGGCGTCGCCTTGGCCACCTTGCAACGGGACCGCGATGGTGCCGGGGGCAATGCTGACGTTCATGGTGTTGTTAACGGCGGTGACCGCACCGCCGCGGGCGCCACCGTTCGGCCAAATCGACGCGATGAGGTTGCGGTCGAGGCCGGCGGGGTAACTGTTCGCTTGTTGCCAAAGGGGCGCGTAACGGGTCATGAGGGTCCTACCTTCGAGCGAGCGCGCCGATGTCGCGCTGTTGAGCGGTGAGCATGTCGGCGACGGTGATGGGTGAACGGCCGACGGTGACGGTGACCACCTCAACACCGTCGTCGGTCGGTTCGTAGGTGATGCCCAACACCCGGAGGGCGGTATTCACATTGAGGCGGCCCGACTGCACCACGAGCGGGATCGTGTCGCCGATGTTGAACGCGCCGAGGTAGAACCAACCGGGGCGGAGCGTCAGGGTGTAGGTCGGTTGCAACACCGACCCGATGTTGAGGCGGCCTTGGGCGATCTGACCGAGGTACGCGGTGGCGTACATATCCGAGTCCTGATCCCCCGTCATGAACACCCCAACATTGACGTTGAAGGCCTCGGGGTCGGAGGCCTCCCCGTAAAGCTGGGGTTGGGTCGCGTCGGCGGTCTGGTTGTTCCCGATGGTGCGCCAATAGTTCGCATAATCCGATGATGCGAGCGACCGCGTGAGGCCGGTGACGTTGCCGGGATAGTTAAAGATCGGGTTGGTGCGCGTCACCCCCTGCCGCGGGTAGTAGAGGCCGAGGTGATCCCCGTAGGTCTTGGCGTCACCCACCGGCGCGAGCGCGTAGTCGAACCCGTTGGCGGTGTGCGCCAAGTTGTCGAACATGTCGAAGATGACCGACCCACCTTGGATGGTGAGCGTTTTGGTCACCCCCGTCGGGCCGCGGGTCGTGCCGTCGGGGTTGAGGTAGGCGTAGTCGATCGGGAGGAACGCGGCGGCGTTGAACTTGGTCCCCGCGCCCGTCGCGGCGTAAGGCTGGCCGGCGTAACCGCCGAGCGTCACCACGATCGAGTCCTGATCGAGCGGCCCGATGGTGAGCGGCGACGCGCCGTTGTATTGCCGGCGCGACCACATACCGAGGTAATCGGTGGCGGTGACGGTGACGGTGTGGGATTGCTCGTCGATCGTGTCTTGGGCCGCGCCGATGAGACCATGAAACATCGGGACATCCGCGCCCGAGGCCTCGTCCCACCGCCACGCGATGACATCGGTGGCGAGCTCACGAATCTGCCGCGCCGATTCCGACCAACCGTCAACGTCGAACGTGAGCACCGCCGGCGAGTTGAGCGCGGTGACAAGCTTCCGGTTTCGGGCGCCACCGAGGTCCCCGATGATTGACGAGCTCGACGAGAACGCATAGAGGCGGCGGTGAAGCGTCAACCGCCACCGGCCTCGACCCACGGGGATCGGCGTGGCCTGGGCCGCGGGGTCGAGGCGGTCGGTGACGGTCATGAGAGGAACGCGTCACGCCATGACGCGACACATTGGGAGACGTTCGACGTCGAATCGCCGGCGAGGTGCAACACCCACCAATCGGGGTCGACGGTGAGCAGAGGCCACCCATTCGACGCCCACAACGTCGACCAATCCAAGTTACCGAGGGCCGATTGGGTGAGGTCCCCGTCGACGTAGGCGGTATGCGCGGCACAGTCGATGTCGACGCGGTGGCCAACGTCGATTCGGAACCCGGCCAAAAAGTTGACGTTGTAGGCGCGGCCGGTGACCTGGGAGGTGAGATTCACCCGCGGGTTGGTGATGGGCCCGTAAATCTGCAAGAAGGGCCGCACCGCGAGGTCCCCGTAGGACCTGACGTTGGCGTTGACCACCGCACCGCCACCGCCGGGGTAGGTGCGCGGATAGGTGAGGTTGTAGGTGCGGCCGCCGGACGCGACCGCACCGGACCACGCGTAGGCGTGTTGGGTGGTCGGGTCGTACGCGGCGGGGTCGGCGGCGAGCCACGAGAGTTTTATGTCGCGCTCCGATGCGCCGGCGATCTGCCACGCGTAGCCGGTGGTCGACGGGCGGAGCGTCATGGTTCGTTCGGCCGCGCCGGGACGGTCGAGGATGTAGTGAAGGACGGGTCGCGCGCTCGGGACCATGAACGGCGCGAACGAGGCGGCCACCGCGTCGATCTGTGCGCCGGCGCCGACGAGCGTGGTGATTTCGGCGACCACCACGCGGCCACCGAGGTATTGGGTGAGGTCGATGAGGCCATCGGCCATGGGGACCGCGTAGGTGTTCTCGCGGACCTGGGGCGCCCCCAAGTCGAGCGACGTACAGAACCAACCACCGTCGGGGTTGTCGAGCTCGATGGTGCGCGCCCCGAGCGTGAGCCACGCGGCGCGAACGCACGAGGCCACGGGGTCAACGAGACTCATAGTTGCGCCGTCCTCACCGACCACGCCATGTGTCGCATGGCGGCGTCGATGTCGAGCTCATCGTGAAAATGCGCGTGTTCGATCTTGACCGCGGGCCCACCGGCGCCACGCGGCGCGGGTGAGATGACCTCCCCGGCGTGGGCGTAGACAATGCCGTCGTTCGTGATGAGGCCACCTTGGGCGAGGTGCGGGATGGGTGGGACCCCAATGGTGACCCCGCCGATGTGTTGGCCGAAAATGTCGAACGAGGGCGTTGTGAAATGCAGTTTGTTCCAAAGGTCGATGACCCAGTTAAGGACCGATTTGAACGCGTTGGCGATGCCGTCCCACATGTGGCCCACGACCCCCTCGACCTTGGCGGGCAACCCGCGGAGGAAGGTCATGATTGATTCCCAATGGCTCGCGATTTCGTAGATGGCGAGGCCGAACGGGCCGGCGAGGATCGCGAGGATGAGCGGCCAATGGTCCTTGAGCCAGTCGAACGCGTCGAGGGCCCATTGCTTGATGTCTTGGAACGTGCGCACCACGAACCGCCCCATGGCGTCGACCGCGGCGCGGAACCACGTCACATGGTTGTAAGCGAGGACGAGCGCGGCGACGATCGCGGCGATGGCCAACACGACCAACATGATGGGGTTTGCATCCATGACCACATTGAGGCCGGCTTGGGCCCCCTCTTGGGCTTCGGTCGCGTCGGTGGCGAGCTCGGTGGACTTGGTGAACAGTGACATGGCGGCTTGGGCGCCTTTGATCCCACCGCCGAGCAAGGACATGGCCGCGCCGGCGCCGGTGAGCGCGGGCCCGTACTTCTGACCCAACGACGCGGCGGTGTCCTCGACCTTGGCTTTGAGCTCGGCCATGTGGCCACCGAATGTGTCGGCCGCGGCGGTGGCCTGACCGTGGAGTTTCCCCGAAAGCTTGTCGATGGCGTCCGCGTTCTTGTTGGTCGCGTCCTTGGCCGCGGCCTGGGCTTGGCTGGCGCGCTCGTGGGCCTGGGTCGCGTTCTGAGTCGCGACCATGACTTTCTCCTGGGCGTTGCGGAGCGTGATGGCCTCAGCGGTGGTGAGCTTCTTTTTCGAGGCATCGACTTCCTCAAGATCGGCGAGGCGTTGCTTCGCGTCGGCCAATGACTTGTCGGCGGCCTCGGCCTTGGTCGTCGCGTTCTCGGCGGCCTTGTGGGCGTCGGTGGTCTTTTGGACCTCGACCCCGTACTCCTTGAGGATGCGCGTGTTCCCGTTGTAGGCCTTGCCGATCTTGGTGGCGGCTTCCTCCAAGGTGATGTGCTTGGCGGCGGCGAGGTCGGTAGCGGTCGAGAGGTAGCCGAGGGCCTTGGCGGGGTCGCCGGTGGCCTGGGTCAGAACGCGGAGCGCGTCTTGGGTCTCGTGTGAGGTGTCCCCAAATTTCTCCTGGTGCTTGATGGCCTCGTCAACGCGGCCCGCGTAGTCCGAATACGACTTGCCGGTGGCCTCGACCGAGGCTTGTAGCTGTTGGTGCGCGGCTTGGTCCTTCGAGCCGATCGCGGTGAGCGCTGTCCCGATGCCGGCGAGCGCGGCACCGCCGATCATGAGGCCCTGGCCGATGTCCTTGGAGTGCTTGGAAATTTGGCCGATCGAGGTGTCGATGGTGTTGAGCGCGTCACCGAACGGGCCGAGGACCCCGGTTTGGTTCAGTGTCCCCAGCACCCCCGAGAACGCGGACCGCATCGAGCCGGCCGCGGACTCCCCTTTGGCCTTGGCGTCACCGAATGAGTTACCGAGGCCGGCGAGGTCACCGAGGACCCGAACGACTACCGACGGGCCGGCCATGGTCTACCGGCTCGCGTTGCGAATGGCGGAGGCCTCATCGCGGATGTGTTGAACCATCGCGGCGAAAACCAAGTCATCCACCTCGTCGAGTTGGTCGGGACTCATTCGGTAATAGGCACAGAGGGCGGCCACGTCGCGGGCGCGACCGCCGAGGTAGGGTCCGCGGTCTCGAACTCGACCTCGATGTCATAGGACGCGGCCCACAACGAGGCGGGGTCACGCGTTGGGTGGTCTCGCATGAGGACGCGGAACGCGAGAACACGCGACATCGAGTTGGCCATGAGCTCGGTGATGGGCGTTGGCTCGATGCGCGCCAAGATGTCGAGGACGCGTTGGCTCGGCAATCGGGCCGCGGTCTCGGCGGTGACCTTGACCACCTCGGGCAGCGGGCCCAAGTCGGGCGGGGCGAGCTCGTCGGGGTTGCCGTGGTGGTTGGTCTCGGTGTCAGTCATGCACACCTCGCGGGTCGGTGTTGGGGTTGGTCCAATTGATGGCGTCGAGGCCTCGTTGCAACGCGTCGGCGTAGTCGGTGGCGGCCTGGGTGGCGAGGTCCCCCGCGGCGGGGAACAAGTAGCGGCCGGCGGGGAGGTAGGGGCGCGAACCTGGGTATCCGCCGAATTCGACGGGCCCCGCGTAGGGGACCGATGCGCGGCCCATGCGAACGCTCGCGCCCGTTCTGGCGGCCGACACGCGAACGCTCGACGAGAGGCGGCCAGAATCGTGCGGGACGGCCGAACGCGCCACCTCCGCTATGGGCGTGGCGGCCCGGTTGCCGGCGTCCTTGAGGGCCTTGAGGAGCGGCGAGGTCGGCGAGTCCGCGGCGCGCGCCAAGTCACGCGACAGGGCGCGCAACCCCACCACATCGACCACGGGCGCCTGTGCCATGGCCTAGGCCTTGCCGGCGACCCACGCGGACCCCGACCAATGGGCGGCCAAGAGGTCGGAGGTGATGACGTACTGGCCCGTTGCCCACGCGGTCGCGGGGACGGCGGTGACCCCGGTGATGGCGGCGAGGTTGGCCGGCGGCGTCGCGCCCGTCGGGGTCCAGTAGCCGGGGGCGCCGGCCTGGGCGCCCGTCGCGGTGACGGCGCCATGGTCGACCGACGGGAACGCGGTCAAGTTCCAGTCGATGGCGGCCTCTGACGCGGCGCCGGCGTCACCCATCATGTACGGGAACGGTTGGGGGATCGCGAGGCCGGAAATGATCGGGTTGTTTTGCGCGGCGACCTTCGATGAGTAGGGGCGCGCCTTGAACGCGGCGGCCTGTCCGTTCGACACATAGGCGTTATAAGCCGCGGTGAGTGTGTCGAACACCGCGCCCACATCGAACGATTGGTGAAAGGTCACGCGCAAATGCCATTTGGTGACACCGGGGTAATCGGTCTCCCCGCAAAACGAGGTGATCGTGACCGGCTTGTTTTCGGGCGCTACTTCGAGGTGCTTGACCAAGCACCGGAGGTTGACCCCGGTGAGCTCGAAATAGGCGTCATTGAGGATGAGCGGCGACGCGGTGGGCGGGGTCGGGTCACCGGCGGCGAGCGGGGTGACCTCGGGGTCGAGCGTGTCGGTCTTGGGCATGGTGGTTACTCCTGGGGTGTCACATGGTCACGGTAAAGATCACATCGGCGGCGACGAGCTCGACCCCGCCAAGGGTGAGGTTGCGCCAATTCCGCTCAAAGTTGTCATCGAGGGATTGCACGACCCCGCCGAGCGTCACGTCATCGGCCGCGGCGCGGACGTACGCGATGAGCTCGGCCACGCGGTCGTCACCGTCGCCGGCGCCGGCGACACATCCCACGGGGAGCTCGGCCGCGTCGATGCCGAACGCGAACGCGTCATAAGCGACCTCGATGGGTCGGCCGATGACGATGGCGGGCGGGTTGAGCGTCGAGGGTTGACGATCGAACACACCAACGGTGTCGCCGGCGGCCTCGACAATCTGCGCGATTGATTCGGCGAGGGCCTTGGCCACCGGCGTCCGCTGCCACGCCATTAGCCGAACACCCACGGGGCAACCGATGAGTAGAGGGCGTCGACGTCGGGGTCGGCGCGGCCCACGCGCACCGCGCCGGCGTCACCCCATGAAATCGTCCCGTCGATCGAGTCGCGCCGGCGGTAGAGGCGCGCCGCGTGAAATAGCGCGGCCTCATGGACCACATCGGGCAGCGGTGTGGCCCACCCCGGCGACGTCTCGTCCGCTGGGTCCCATTGGCGCGACGTGCGGCGGTTGCCGTAGTCGATGGCCGCGTCGAGGGCGTTTTGAATCACCGCGTCCTCGGTCGAGTCGGCCACGAGGCGGAGCAATGTTCGCACCTCGGGAAGTGTCGGCCATTCGGCCATCGACTACGCGCCCCCTACTTGGTGGCCTTGCGCGAGCTCGTCGCGGCGGCCTCGTTGGCCTCGTCCTCCTGGGCCTGGGCGGCGGCGAGCTCGTCGGCGTCCAGTGAGGTCGGCAGGTTGGTGACGGCGGAGAGGTCAAGGGCAACGTACGCGGGCCCGGCGAGCGCACCGAACGCGACATAACCCCCGTACGCGACCTGAACCCCGAGGATTGAGGGCTCGATGACCGAAAGCAGACCGATCACTTCCTCATAGGACTCATAAAGGTCGGAGGGCCCGACGATGCACGTTTTCGCGGGGAACGTGGGGACCACCACCCGCGGCAACCCCAAGAGGTCCCCGCGGAAGTCGGCGAGCGTCGAGGTCCCCGCCGCGCCCATCTCGTCGGTCTTGTTCTGCGGCAGCACGAGGCGGGCCGTGTCGACGAGCGAACCGAGCGCGGCCCACACATCGAGCGAACACCAGATGACCGCGGGCATCCTCTGGCCGGCCTGGTAGGAGTGCATCCCCGCGGTGTAGAGGGCATGGGACCAGTCGGCGAGGACGGGCGTGGCGGGCAACGCGGGCGGCTTGGTGCCGGTGGCCTTGGCCACAAAGTCGGCGGCCACCGCGGTCTCGGTCTGGATCGCGTAGACGTTGGCGAGGTCGCGGATGAGGATGTCCCACGCGCTCGGGTCGGTCCAGTCGATGTCTTGGCGCGAGATGTCGACGGTCCCCCCGTAGGTGGCCTTGGTGAAGGTCACCGAACCGATCACCATGTTTTGGGATGGCAGCGCGGTCTTTTCGGCCGACTGCACCCCGACGGTGACGTGTTGGGTGATCTTGGGTCGCGTGAAGGTCTTGCCGGGGATGCCACCCATGGCCTTGGCGCCACCGAGCGACGAGATGAGCGGCCGGCGCGCGTCGATGAGGTCGACCACCTGACCGACGATTGGCGTGGGCAGGATGCCGGGGGTGTTGGTGGTGGTCTGGTCGGCGCGCTGTTGCACCATGGCGACGCGCTGGGCCGCGTCGGGGTCCTGGCGGCCGCGCTCGATGATGCCGCCGGCGCGGAGGTAGTCGACCACGAACGCGCCGGCGGACGCGTAGGGGTTGGCGCGGTCGTCACCGGCGATGGGCCGCGGCGAGGTGCGCGGCGCGGGGAGCGTCGCGGTGGTGGCGTCATGCTGGGCGCGCAATTCCTCGAACGAGGCCAACGGTTCGATTTGCGCGTCGAGCTCACCGATGCGGTCTCGGGCGCGATCCAAAAGCGAACGCTCGGCGTCAACGAGGTCGCGGCCTTCCACCTCGGAAAGGACCGCGTCCATGGTGGCGATCTGTTCGGCGCGCTGCTCGCGCAATGACTCAAGGACGGCGTTGGGCATGACGTTCTCCTCACTTGGTGACGGTTGCGGGCCTAGGTGCCGGCGGCGTGTCACCTACCGTGGCCTCGGGGTGAGCTCGTCGAGCTCGGGCCCGTGGTCGGGGGTAGTGGCGGAGTCGTCCGCGCGCTATGCGCTCGGGCCCGACCGTAGCGCGTCGAGCTCGCGGCGCCACGTTTCGGGGTCGAGCTCGGGGTGTGCCGCGCCGCGGAGCTCGGAGCGGGCGCGATGGTAGGTGGCTGCCTCGCGGACGTCGGTGACCTGGGCGGTGGCGAACGCGGGCGTTGGTGTCATCGAGACCTCGATGAGCCGGGATTCAAGCCGCGTCACGCGGTCCTTGTGGTCGGGCCCGAGCTCGGGCGCCCAATTGTCGACTAATTCCCATTCGGAGCGGATGGGTTGAAAACCGATCGAGAGGCCAACGAGGTCGAGCCTTTCGGCGGCCTGGGCGGCCTCCTGGGCTTCGGGCCGATCACTCAACCGCCACACCCCCGTCATGGCGTCGTCCTCGTGGCGCCATTGTTCGGCGTGACCCACGGGGATCGAGCGGTTGTTGTGGAACAACAAGAGCGGGAGGTTTTTGCCGGCGCCCGATTTGGTGGACCGCTCGAACGATCCCGCGGCGTGGGTTTCCATGAACCACCCGATGTCGGCCTCGACCCCGAACGGGACGGCGCGGCCTTCGAGGTAGCGGTACGGCTTGCCGACCAATTGGGCGTCGCGGAGCTCAAGGGTCACCGAGTCATACAACGTGCGCTCGCGGTTGCCGTCGGGTCCTGGGTGGGCCTGGGTGGCCTCGATGATCGTGGTCATGGTGTGGCGTCCCCTTCGGTCGGTGTCTGGTCCGCGGCGCCGGCCGCGTCGGGCGTGATGTCGGCGGGGTCGTCGGCAAGCTCGGCCGGCGGGTCGGGCGGGAGGCCTAACAAGAGGCGGGCCTCCGAGGTGGTGATCGCGCCGGTGGGCATGAGTTGAGCGAGCGCGGCGGCGGTGGTGGCGAGGTCGTCGCGCAACAGGGTCGAGCGGCGAAAACGGACGTTGGTGCCGCGCGGCAACCACGCGTCCGACCACACATCCTCAAAGTCGGCCAAGATCGGCTCAAGGGACGTCCTCAAAATCTGCTGATACTGAGGGCCCGCGGTGCGGTAGGTCATGCCGGCGACGGGCGCGCCGAGCCAGTAGCCGTCGAGGTTGAACATGTTGGCGACGTCTTGGAGTGAGGCCTTGCGGGCCTCGACCAGTTGGGTGTCGGACGGCGACCACGCGAGCGGGATGACCTCGGTCCCATTCGGCAACACCGCGGGCTCGCGGTTCGGGCCCCCGAATTTGGCGAGCCAATCGGCCTTGGCCTGGGTGGCGACCTCATCGGCGAGGACGGCCTGGGGCGTGATGATGGCGACCGACGGGACCGCGGAACCGTTCAACGTCGACCGCTCGAATTCTTCTTCCATGGCCACGCGGTCGAGCGTGTTGAGGCCTTCCTCGACCACACCCACACCGCGGACGGGGTAGTTACGGTCGGCGCCGCGTTTGATGTGGATGACGCGCGAGATGTCGAGCGCCATGGGTTGGCCTTGGGGTGGCGCGTAGTAGTACGTGAGCGGGACATCGGCGCCGGGGGTCCAGAGGATGTATACCCACGAGGCGGGCAACCACGCGACCGCGGTTGGCCAACCGTTCCAACCGAGCGCGGTGATGTACGAAAGCGCGTTGCCGTTCAAGAGGTAGTCCTCGACCGACACATGAACGAACCACGGGCGCCCGTTGCCGGGGGTGGGGTCTTGGCGGTGAACGATCGGCGGTTGGGGGTCGAGGCGGTCGTAGCCGCGGAACGCTTCGAGCTCCATTTGCTTGCACATCCCCGAGAACAACGAGAGGGCCCGTTGAACGCTCGGGATTTTGCGCGCCGATTGGGTGTCCCACACATACGGGCCCGGCGCGCCGTACAACGTCGAGGGCGGGGGGATGAGCGACCCCCCGTTGGTGGCACGGGGAGCGGGCCGAGCGATCCCGACCGCCGGCGCCGGCGCGGCAAGTGACATCGGCGTAATCCTTGCACCGATGTCGACCCCGAGCTCGAACGGAGCTCCGACCAAGAGGGCCCGAGCTCGGGGGTCGACCACCTCTTGTCGGCGGGACCGGAGGCGGCTTTGGCCCGCGCATCGTATCCACCGGCGGTGACGTTCAACGGGGCGCGAGGTGAACGAGGACGGTGACCCCCACCCACGCGAGGAGCCATGTGACCCCGGCGATCACCACGAGGGCGCCGGCGGCGATCGCCACCATGGTCAGAGGACGCGGAAAACCCCGAGCTCGGGGGGCGCGTGGTCGTATGCCCACACGGCGACGGTAGAGGCGGTCAGGGCGGCCAGTGACCCCGAGCTCAACCGTCGACCCCATGCCCACGCGTCACCGAGGGCGCGGCGCGCCGCGGAGGCGGCGGCGGCGTCGAGGGCGGGGTGGGGTCGGTAGAACAACCGCGGCGGGTCGAGCGTGAGGGCGGTGAGGAACGCGGCACACGCGCCGGCGTACTCGCGGGCCTTGAGGCCGGTGACCTCGACGTGGCGACGGTCGAGCGCGTCCCCGATGTCGAGCGCGGGCCCCGCGGCGTCATAGGCGACCATCCTGGGCCGCCACCGCTCGACGAGCTCGGCGACGCGGTCGACCACCCACGCGACCCCTGGCCGGTGGTCGGCGACCTCGACCACCGCGGCGCCCTGGGCGTCACGCCACGCGGCGACAATCGCGGCGTCGGATCGGTCCACCGCGACGTCGAACCCGATGGCGAGGCCGCCGGGGTCGGGCAACCCCACCCCCTCGTCGGCGAGGCGGGCCCGTCGCCACGCGTCGAGGGGGATGACCCGCGCCGCGATGCTGACCCACCTGTTGCCGTAGGCGCGGGCGAACCCGTCGGGCCCCAGCATGTCGAGCGCGGCGAACATGGCGGCGTCGTCGACGGTGCGCCCGTAGGCGGGGTGGAAGATGGGCCACGAGTCGGGGTCGGTGGGGTCGAGGTGGTCGGGGCATGACCACTCGAAGAACGCGATGCCGTCGCGGCGGTCGGCCTCGACCGCGGCGCGGCCGGCCTCGACGGTCCCGAGCCACCACGTTGACGCCGCGTCGCCGGCGGTCGAGACCTTCCACACCTGGGCGTCGGCCTTGGTGGCCTGTGTCGGGACCACCGCTTGGTCGATGTTGTCCCCCTGGGCCTGGTCGAACCGCCAAGCCTCGTCGACCATGACGAGGTCGGACGTCTTGGAGTGCAACGCGTCGCGGTTCGGTGGGAACGGTCGGATGAGACCACCGCTCGCGCGCCACCGGATGTGCTCGGACCCGGCCATGCGGCGGAGCGCGACGTGCGCGCCGAACGGAGCGACCAATGGCCAATGCTCGTTAATGAGCCAGTCCACCGCGTCCTTGGCGGATTGCATGGTGAACCACACGCGGGCCCGCGGGATCGTGAGCGCGCGGTGGTCCAAGACCGCACCGTCGAGCGTGGTTTTCCCCGACTGGCGCGGGACGGTGACGATGACGAGGCGGTAGGCGTAGACAAGGGCGCCGGTGACGGGGTCCGGCACGAGCTCGGTGGCGACGTCGGCGACGTAGCGTTGCCACGGCATGAACGGGCGCCCGTAGCTGGCCGCGATCGCGGCGACCTCACCCCCGCGGCTGGGGCGCCCCTGGGTCGGGCGTGTTGCGAGGGCCGGCGGGGGTCCTGCCGAGCTCGGCCAAGAGTCGGTCGAACGCGTCGACCTCGGCGACCGGGGCCGGCGGCCCGAGTCCTTCCGCGTGGCGGAGCTCAAGGTAGACCCGCGATGCGGTGGACAGGGTCTCGGGGTCCTTGGCGGCCTCGGCCATGTCGACCGCGTGCGCCTGGGCCCGTAGCGCGGCCCGCGCGGCCTGTTTGATGTCGTCGCGGGTCGCCAATTCGTTGTCTAACCCCACCTCGACGCGTCCCCGCCGGCGGCTCTTGGCGGTCATCGGGCGCCATCGGGCTCGACCTGGGCGAGCTCGGCCCGGGCTCGGTGGGCATCGGCGCCCCCTGGGCGTGATCGGGAGAAAATCGCCACGTCGTCCGGGATGCGAGCCCCCCGGCGTGAGATAAAGCGGGGGGGGGACATGTCAGAATCGGCCGACATAGTTGGTTCCCCCCCGATGATGCCGGTTGGTTATTTCTGCGCCCCCCGTGGAGTTGCATGAGCGACATGATGCGCGGAGGTTGGCGGGGTCGAACACGGGCCCCCCGTCGTGGCGCGCCACGATGTGGTCGACCTGGGTGGCGTAGCGCGTGCACGTCGGGCCCTTGACTTGGCAGAGCCAGAGGTCTCGGTCCAACACGGCGAGGCGGAGCCGTCGGTAGGCGGCGGTGGTCAACACCTTGGCATCGGGGGTCGACATAACTAGGGCCCCTTCCATTGGTCGAGGTAGGCGATGGCGTGACGTAGGTGGTCGGTGTTCTCGTGGGCTTGGCCGAGCATGCTGTTGCACGTCGGGCACAACGCGCCCCGAACACATTGGCCACATGAGTAGTCGCCTGGGCAATGGTCGTGGTCGTGGTCGATGGTGAGCGGGACGCGGTTATGGCCCGAGCGGTCGGGGCGTGGGGTGAGGACGTCGGCCCCACAGATTGCACACCTTGGGTAGGCGATGAGCTCGACCACGAACTCACACGAGACCTTGTGTTTGCCGAGGCGGCCGAGGACGCGGCGCACGACGTCGAAGTGGACCGCACAGAGGTCCCATTGATTCCGGTTGCGGTGGGTGTCCCCGCACACGGGGCACATGAGGTCGGACGGTCTTGGCAACCAACCTTGCCGGCGGTTGCGACATTCGACCGAGCAATAGCGCACGAAACCGTCAACGCGGAGATAGCTGCCACCGCATGTCCGACAGGTGCGGACGGGGTTGCGACACGATTGCGGGCCGCAGTAGCCCGACCATCGACGCGCTCGGTTCATCCACCATTGCCCATCGCCACACGACGGGCATACGGGCCGCTGGCTCGCGGGCTCGTCGACGTCGGCCCATAGGTCCAGTTGCTCGCCGAGGTCAACCAACACGGGG